CCAGATATTGACTCAATCGTAGCAGCAAAGGTCGAAGAGTCCCTTAAAGAGATCAAGTCCAAGCTTGATAGCGCTTATTCTGCACGGGACGCTGCTCATAAGAAACTGGCGGAAATTGAACGGAAGGACAGAGAAGCGAGCTTGAAAGCCCTTGAAGAGGCTGGCAAGTGGAAGGAAGCTTCTGAAGTTCGCCTTACAGAAGAGCAAGCAAAAAGAAATGAATTGCAGGCTCAGTTTGAAGAATTGCAACGCGTTAATTTGGAATTGACTCGTGACGCTAAGATCCGTGATGCGATGCGTACTGTACAATTCAGGAACTCAAAAGCCGAAGCTATGGCATTTAAGGATATTGCAGCAGAACTCATCCGTGATGAGAAGGGTAATTGGGTACACAAAACAGGGGTGTCGATCGAGGATTTCGTGAAAGCTTTTACTGAGGATGAAGCTAACGGATTCCTTGTTATACCCAAAACCAGTACTGGCGGTGGCACACAGCAGATCGCCGGTAAATCCTCCTCTTCATCGCCATCCTTATTCCAGCGTAAACAAAGCGAAGTGCTGAAAATGGCGGCAGAAGGTAAACTCTCTAAATAGTATAAGGAAAAGATATGCCTGCATCTAGTAAAACTATTGGCGACCAGCAATGGATCATCCAAGAAGCTCTCGGAGCTTATTCTGAAGAAGCATACACGACTCAAAAGACCTTCTCTCGTTCCGGCATTGCTGGTGCGGATGCTGAAATCGATGCCAGCGGCGAAACCTTCATCGGTCAGCTCCGTTGGAAGAAGCCTCTCAGCCCGGTCATCAACGTTGTCTCTCTTACTGATGCATCTGAAGGTACCCGCACCACTCAATCGTCCGCAACGGCACTCTATGTCAAGTCTGTTCGTTCGCATGGTGCTCGCCAGATCAATATGGGTGAAGTCATCTCCTCGGAAGATGGGTTGGCCAAGATTGGTCGTGACTTTGCTCAAACTCGTGCTACCGATGAAAACAACGCAGTCCTGTCGGTTCTCCGTGGCGTAGCTGCTGCTGAAGTTCTGCATGGTGCTGCTTCTGCTGGTGGTTCTGCTGGTCTCGGTGGTCAGTCGTTCGACAATGATCCTGAAGATGCTCGTTATGGCTTCTACGTCGATTTGGGCAACAGTGCCAAGATCGTTGAAGCGGCTACTGCCTCGCTCCAGGGTGCCGCTCGTGCTGAAGCTTTCATCAAGGCCATCGGCATGGCGTGGAAGGATTACGAGCCTGAATACCTTTATGCTTCAGTTCTTCCTGAAGTTATGGCCAGCCTCCGTTCGGCTAATCTGGTCGATGAGACTCGCGTTCAAGACGGTCAGATGGAATTTACGACCATTCTCGGCGGCAAGATTCGTCTTCTGTTGTCGCGTGCTAACATGGCTTTCTCTACCGCTGAAAAGAATGCCCTCAACAATGGCGTTGGTGTTGATATCGCTGGTACCAAGACTACCTTCCTTATGCTTCCTAATTCGCTGATTATCACTCCGGTTCAGGTGCCAATTCCTGTCGAGATCGAGCGTCGTGCTGCCGTCTATCACGGCGGTGGTACTACTGACATCTGGTATCGCTGGGGCTATGTGGTTCATCCGCGTGGTTACAGCTGGAACGGTGCTCAGGATGTATTCGCTTCTGATGCTGATTATAAAAAGGTCGGCGATTCGAGCGCTACCATGGTTGCTCTCTCGGGTGCTACCGTTGGAGCTGCCACTAGGGGTACCTTTATCCGCAAGGCTACTTCGGTTCTCTCACTGGGTATCTTGCCTGTATTCCACGGGTAATTTCGGAGGTGCATCGTGGCCTTGGAAGAAGGAGTCAACTCGTATGTAAGTGTTGAAACCGCAGATGCCTTTTTCAATGACCGCTTAGATGTAGCAGCGTGGGTATCTGCAGACAGTACGGTTAAGGCGCAAGCCTTGATTACTGCCTCGCAGATGCTCAATGCTGTGTCTTGGTTAGGAGAGGCCACGAGCGAAACACAAATACTTGCATTCCCTAGGTCAGGTCAGTACTATGATCCGATGCTAGGAAAACTGATCTCGTTAGACGGAATCACTATTCCTCAAAGAATTAAGCAGGCAGCAATGGAGCAGGCATATCATCTGCTAAACAATGATGGTCTCCTTGATGAGACAGGTTCCATTAGTCGTGTCAAGGTAGGGCCTATTGAAGTAGAAGGATTAAAGAATGCTGCTGCTCCATTGATTTCTCAAGCGGCTAAAAGTCTCTATGCACCATTGCTTTCAAGAATACCTACTAGAGCCTGGTGGCGGGCTAACTGATGCGAGGAATGCTAACGAGGATTACTCGTAATGCTTTCAAAGTACTGGGTGATCTGGTAGAAGAAGTTACTTTCGTTACTAAGGCTAATAAGAATTTTGATTTGGCAACTGGACTCCCCATTTTGGACTCTACTGAGACATTTACAATGTCAGGTGTGGTAATCGAGGAAAAGCGAAAGGACAACCCTACGCTAGAAACCAAGATAATTCTCAGAATGGAACAATTTAACAAGACTAGTATTGTGTCGCTTGACGCATTAGACACTGTAGAGGTCAGGGGCGAGGTGTACAAAGTTACACATCCTATCGAAAATAACGGGTACACTTTTACCGTTACATTAACTAAGGCACTAGCATGAGCGAAACCAATCGGTATCTCGATCTTTTCCTTGGTGTTTGTTCTGTATTTAGTGCTACAGAGTGGCAAACTAAAAATGTCGCTACTGTGCCCATCGGATATGTTGGGGATGTTTCAGGCAGTGAGCATGTGGTGTTCAACCCAGTAGCTAGCGATAGCGGAAATCGTGATGGTTTACGTGGCATTTTGTACGTAGAAATCTACACAGTAGGCGGAAGTGGTCCAAGACGTTCGCTAGAAATTGCGGATTATCTTGATGCTACTTTCTGTGGAAAAGGTTATCAAGCCGCAGCTACAAAAGGCTTCCTTCAGTTCTCAAAAGGCTCCAACGTTGAGTCTCTAGGGGTGACTAAGAGTAATAATGCCTTGTTGCACACCTCATACAGTATCCAATTCAACTACTTTCGTAAGGACGCATAATGCATCTCAAATCTATCGGCGCAGGTATCTTCAGCGATCTGGCTATTGCTTTCAACGCAACTGGCCTTTCTCCGCTCCCCACCATCACTGGTGTTACGGCTACTGACGCAGCGGCTTTTGCAGCGCTGTTTGGCCAGCCGGCTACTATCAACGCAACTACGGGTGTTATTACTGCTCCGGCAGCTCAAGACTTTATTCGCATCAAGAACGTGCGCGAATTCCCGGCCATGGGTACCCCGCCGAACATCGTCAACGTTCCTGTTTATGGCCAGTCGCAGAGTCAGCAGATCCAAGGTCAGGCTGATGCCCCCTCGATGGAAATCACCCTGAACTACGTTGCTGATGACTGGAAGGCTGGCAGCGCTCTGGGCAACCTGATTGGTGGTGGCCACTCCTGCGTGTTCCGCTTTGCACTCGCCAACAACGACCCATTCTCTTACGCCTCCAAGACGGCTGGCGTTGGTATCGGCTCTGTTCAGAACACTCTCTGGTATTTCCAGGGCAAGATCGAGTCGCTGCTCGTTACGCCGAACCTTACCGATGCGAACCAAGCTACTATCGCTATTACGCTCCAATCCAAGCTCTACGGCGCTTATACCTTCGATTAATATCGACTAATGTAACAAAAGGGGCTGCCAGATGGCGGCTCCTTTTCATGGAGTAGGCATATGACTGGTACTAATAAACCGTTCGATGCAGGGTATGTTATTTCGGTTACGGTAACTAATATGCTGAAGGCTGTAAATTTCAGTATTCAACGTACATTCGATCGCATTCCTGAATTCGCCGGAGATCCGGAAAAAAGCAAAGAATTGTTTCTTACCCTTACTCGGCTGCACGGGCTCAAGAAGCAAATCGAACAAATAACCAAATGAACGGAGAAATACAATGGCAACACTGAAGTCGCTGGTTGGAACCAAGATGCAGAAAACTGTCAAGTTTATGAATACTGATGTCAAAATCAGTAAGCTGACAGTGGAAGAAGTGCAAGAAATCCAAGAGCTCTCTAAGGGGCTCAAGGAGGATAGTGAAGAAGGTCTTGGTGTTCTTTACAAGATCATTCGCTCTACTGTTGAAGGTGGGGACGAGCTTACTGAAGAAGACTTCGCTAAGTTCCCTATGGATGAGCTTTCAAAGCTGTCTGGGGAAATTATGAAGTTCTCTGGTATTGGGTCTGAACCTGTAAAAACCTAACCGCCGAAGAGCTGCAATGTTATGAGCTGGCATATCTACTCGGTGTGCCAGTTTCTGATATTTGGTCTATGCCATACACCACGTACTTAGGTTGGCATATGTACTTTGATTCACGTCCTGTAGATTGGCGTGAAGATGAAAGATTCATGAAAATCCTTCAGGTACTTGGTGTGAAAGCCAAGCCTGAAGCTATTTTCGAATCCTTGTCCAAATTGAAGAAGAGTGCAGAAAGAGAACAAGGTGATACTCGTCTTATAAACTCCTTGAAATCTTCTGCTCTATACCATAGCATGCTTGGCGCTATCGGCGGTGATGAAATGCCTGAATTCCTGAAGGAGCTGTAATGTCAAAAATCCGAGGTGTAGCAGAATCAATG